TATATACTCTCGTTTGCCTAGTAGCAACCTATAATAGGTTAAATATTAGCACTTTATGATACCGAACTTTCAAGAAATACCATTTCAAAATATTGTACGCTTTGGACAACGTACCATGTTAAGCCGTCCATTATTTTCCACGAGTTGGATATTGGGAAGGTTTTGTAATTATAATTGTTCTTACTGTTGGCCATATGCTCGCAGCGACAAATTGGATTACCAACCATTTGAAGTTTATACCAATGCCATAGATGAAATCAAAAGGCAAGCGCGACTAAACGGATTTAATGAATTCCATTGGAGCTTCAGCGGCGGCGAACCTACTGCCTACAAACAATTAAATGATTTGGTTAAACACTTAGACGAAACCGAAAGCAGTTACCAAAGTATCCATATGACTACAAACTTGAGTCCTGGAAGCAAATGGTGGAACACTTGGTGCAACAATACTGCTCTATTACAGCGCCGTAGTATCACAGCCAGCTTCCATGATGAGTTTGCTCGAGAACAAGAGTTCGGTGATAAGTGTTTACAGCTCATGCACGAAACAGTACATGTAACCATTAATCAAGTTATGGTTCCGGAAAAGTTTTATGATTTGTATGCTCGTTTGGAACGATTCCATAAACGTGGAATCAATGTAACACTTAAACCGCAAAGTAATCCAACAGCCAGCGGTATAGTAGATGGATACACAGAAGAAATGATCCATTTAATGCAAACAGGATTTCCACAAAAATCTCAAGGCGAAGAAGTTTATCAAATAGCATTATACGATGATGATAATAAAGAATATCTTTTTGATCAGGCGGAACGATTTAATGCATTTGGATTTAATAAGTTTCAAGGTTGGAGTTGCAATTCAGGGTATCAAAGTGTTATAATAAGAAGTAATGAGGTAAAAAGATCATACAGTTGTCATGATCAAATATTAGGAACTTTGGACAAGTTTGAACTGTTTAAGAACCCACAGCTTTGCATCACTCCAAATTGTGTTAGTTCAGCAGACAGCAAGATTCCAAAAATAAAAAATGTATAACATTAATGAAGTACGTGCAATTCATCTAGAGGTTACATCTAAGTGTCAAGCTAGATGTCCAATGTGTCCTCGCCGAATAAATGGAGGGCCGTTGAACCCCTTTCTTGAATTGAATGAAATTACACTAGAACAATTTCAAGAATGGTTTTCTATTGATTTTATAAAACAATTAAACCATTTAAACATGTGCGGTAATTTAGGAGACCCTATAGTTGCCAAAGATACATTAGAGATTTTTAAATATTTGCGTAAACATAATACAACGATGTCGTTGGTTATGCATACCAACGGCAGTGCAAGAACCCTAGAGTGGTTTGAAGAACTTGCAAGATTGCAAGTGAGGATTATATTTGGAATTGATGGATTAGAAGACACCCATCATTTGTACAGAGTCGACACAGAATGGCAAAAGATTATTAACAATGCAAAAGCATTCATTGCCGCTGGCGGCGATGCACGTTGGGACATGTTGGCCTTTCAACATAACGAACATCAAATAGATGAATGTAGGGCTCTTAGTAAAGAGCTTGGGTTCAAAGACTTTTATATTAAACATACTAGTCGTTTTAAATTTGGAAAATACCATGTATTAGATGAAGCGGGCAAAACAACTTATGTTCTATATCCCACATCTAAAAGTAGTACTATGATCGGAAAAGTTTCAAATGCTGAAAAAGAAATATTACCTGTGATTAAATGTAAAGCCAAACGAGATAATCAAATGTATGTTGCAGCCAACGGTACTATTACTCCTTGTTGTTGGATAGACATGCAGGCAATGCCTACAATGAAAACCTCTAGAATACAATATTTGGATTCTATAGGTTATTGGCCTGACCTTAACAAACAAACATTAACAGAAATATTTGATAGTGGATACTTTTCTCAAATAGAAGATAGTTGGAGTACCTGTGGCATCAAAGAATGCACTAAACAATGCGGCACTTTTGATAAGCTAGGAGCACAGTTTGAAAATTGATACAGAACATTTACATCATTGGATGCAGGCTATTCGTCAAAGTCCCGACCCTATGAGGACCATGGATGCTTTATGGTCCGGTCAATTTAAAAGTAAAGAATGGTTGATTAAAAATTTACGTAAACATGTTAAGAAATTTGTCACGGTAGACATCCACGGTGGGTGGGTTGGTGTATTGGCTAGTATGTTATTTCAAAGTGATGTTCCGGTAATGAGCATTCGTAGTGTAGACATAGATCCTAGTTGCGAACCTATCGCTATCAACATGAATAAGATTGAAGAAATGGTTGGAAAGTTCTATGCGGTTACAGCCAACATGTGTGAAATACGCAGTGATGCAGATGTTGTTATTAATACCAGCTGTGAACATATAACACAAGATGATTACGACTTATGGTTAAGCGGAATGCCGCAGAATAGTCTGCTGGTATTACAAAGTAATAACTATGACATTCCAGAACACGTTCGAACAGCACAAGACTTAGAAGAATTTAAAACACAATGCAACATCGATATATTATGGGCTGGGGCATTAGAACTACCGTTGTACACTCGATGGATGGTTATAGGAAAGAAACATGTTTAAAATGAATGAACTTAATATAGTTCACTTAGAGATTACCAATCGTTGTCAAGCATCATGTCCTATGTGTCCTAGAAACATACACGGTGGATTAGAAAATCCTCTGCTGCCGATTAACGATTGGACCTTAGATGAATTTGTAAAAATATTTCCATTAGATGTTTTAGAGCAACTTGAAGTAATTAACTTTTGTGGAAACTTTGGCGATCCATTGATGAACAATGATCTTGTTAAAATGTGTGATTATATAAAACTTAATGCTCCTAATGTACATATTGATATACATACCAACGGTAGCCTAAGAAACACTGTTTGGTGGAAAGACCTAATTAAAGTATTGCCTAAAAGCCACAATGTTATATTTGCCATAGATGGGTTTGCTGACACACACAGTTTATATCGAGTTGGCACTAACTATGACATGATTATAAAGAATGCCAAAACATTTATCAATGCTGGCGGTATAGCTGAATGGCATTTTATTAGATTCAAACATAACGCACATCAGGTTAAAGATGCAGAACAGTTGTCTATTGATTTGGGATTTAAGAAGTTTTCTGTAAAAACCAGCAGACGTCACGGACGCCCCTTTCCGGTGGTTGATAAACAAGGTGAATTTTTATACAATCTCGAACAGCCAACTGATAGTGAAATTAAATTTGTAAGTAAAGTAGATGTGCAAGGTCATCAACAGTGGAAAGATGCAGATAAGATCAACTGCCTTGCAATTAAACACAAAGAACTGTACATTGATGCACACTATCAATTAAGTCCTTGCTGTATGATTGGTGCGTTCTTGTACACAAATTATGATGTAGACTTGTTAAAAAAATATAATCTATACCAGGAAGATTCAATAGTCGAAGAAGGCGAACGAGTACGCCAACAGGTATTAGAGTTTCCAAGATTGAATGTTTTAGCATCAGGATTAAGAAATATTATTGAAACTGATCAGTGGCAAACAATGTGGCAACAAAAATGGAAAGATAAATCTAGTTCAACATGTATAATAATGTGCGGACCAAGCAGTCCATTTATAAGTATTGATGAACAAAAAACCACAATAAGGGATGAAACAAATAATGAATAAAGTTTTTTGGATGAAACATGAAAATAGTGAATTGGCTAGTTGGCAAGAACAACTAGAACAGGTCACCGGTTCGGCATCTTTTTGTGTTATACCATGGTTACATCTTGCAACTAGACCCAACGGCGATGCTCGAATCTGCTGTGTAGCTAATGCATCTGGATCCTATTCTGGAGATTATGGTGTTGGGCTAGTTAAAAAAGAAGACGGTGAGCCAAGTAACTTTGGAAGTGAATTGCCTAGCCAAGTATTCAATAGTGAATATATGAGGTCTGTGCGCAAATTAATGATAGAAGGCAAAGTACCTAGCAGTTGTACAAAATGTTTTGATGAAGAATCTAAAGGAATTGTAAGTAAAAGGATTTGGGAAACAGGTGCATGGCATTTAGATAATGTTGATGTTCCTAAGCTAATTGAAGATACTAAAGAAGATGGTAGTGTTCCTTATAAATTGCAATACTTAGATCTAAGACTTGGACACACTTGCAATCTAAAATGTATTATGTGTAGTCCGCATGATAGCAGTATGTGGGTAGCAGATCATAAAAAGGTATTTCCTATATTTAAGAGCCCATTAATTAAAAAGCAAATGGGTTGGGATGCAGCAGAGTTTAATAACAAGTGGCATGAGAATCCTGCGTTCTGGGAGGAAATTTATGAACAAATTCCTAACCTGAAACAAGTTTATTTTGCCGGCGGCGAGCCTCTAATTATTAAAGAACATAAAAGATTTTTAGAAGAAATTGTTCGAAGAGGGTATGCTTCACAGATGCACCTGCGTTATAATACAAATGTCTTAATGCTAGAAGAATCTATTATTGAGTTATGGAAGCAATTTAAAGTAGTTAAAGTTGGTGTTAGTTTAGATGCGTTAGATGATAGAAATCATTATATAAGATACCCAGCTGATTGGGATACCATTGTAAAAAATTTACATAGGTTAGATAATACACCCGATAATATTCATGTCACGATAGCACTTGCCGCTCAAATTTTAAATATTAAACATATTCCAGATTTTATTAAATGGAAAATGTCTAGCAATTTTAAAAAGATAAACAGACAAATTAATGCCAGCGGGTATATGCAAGGTGGTGGTCTCATCGGAGTTCACCTATTATGGTTGCCGAGTTGGTTGAGTGTGCGAGCATTACCTAAAGAAGATAAACTAGAAGTCCGTGAAAAATTCAATGAACTTAAAACTTGGTTAGAAACAAATTATTCAGATAGTGAATCTCTAGGGATTAATCCTTGGGGATGGAAACGTTGGGAAGGTATATTAGATTGGATGGACGAAGAAGATGATACACACTTACTTCCAGACTTCCGCGAATATATTATTACAATGGACAAACAACGAGGTACAGATTTTAAATCTACGTTCCCTGAATTAGCACATTTAATATGACACCTATTAAAATAGTATCGACTCAACAGCCTCATATTTTAGCAATACGGTGGAATCCTAACAATGTCTGCAACTATAAATGTGAATACTGTTGGCCCGGTAGCAATACTGGAGATTATCTTTCCCCAAAAAATTTAGATCTCATTGTAAAGAACTTCAATCATATGATTGAACGTTACAAAACAAAGCTGGGTAAAACTAAAATACATTTAAGCCTAGCGGGCGGTGAACCTACACTATGGAAAGACCTTGCTCTTTTTATAGACAAAATTAAAAAAGAAAACGATGTCTATTTTAGTTTAATCAGCAACGGATCAAGAACGCTCCGCTGGTGGAAACAGTACGGACATTTGATAGACAATGCACACTTGTCCTATCATATATCGCAAGCAGATCCAGATCACATGATTGCAGTAGCTGATACTATGTTTGAGTTTAATAAAAAGGTTACAGTAAAGGTGTTGATGGATCGAAAACACTGGCAAGAAGGATTAGATGTTATTGAATACATGAAGAAGAATAGCAAACACAAATGGATTCTTATGACTTGTGAAGTTATTGAACCGGAAGTATCAAGCATCAAGAGTATAAAAATTATAGATGCTAATGATATTCAGTTAACAAAAAAACAAAAAAGTTTTTTAAAAAATCCTTTAAAACGAATCCCTAATCTATTGTGGCTCTGGAAAAACAGGAAACTAATTTTTGAAGGGCAAATGCGAATCTTTGAAAGTGTTGCCTATTTTGAAAATGGTAAGACTATGAAAGCAAAATCCAATACATACATCAATAAAAATTGGACAGGGTTTGAAGGGTGGAGTTGTGACATTGGGTTAGACAATGTTTACATCAATTGGACGGGTGATATCCAAGGATCTTGCCAGCAAACTATATACGGCTTAGATCATTCTTTTAATATCTTAGATGATAACTTTGTAGAAAAGTTTGATCCTGAATTTAAACCTTCTATCTGTTCTATCAAAAACTGTTTATGTTCTTGCGAAACGCATCAATCAAAGTTTCAACTTAGTTAACGGAATATCAGCAGCACAAGTACACCAGTCTCTAGTACATATAATTGGTTCGGTTGGTACTGTAAAACTACCTGTATAGATATTACCTAAGCTGCCGCCAACACGACAGGTAGCACGGTGAACTTCTCCGTCCCAGTTAATCATTAAACTTTCAATACCAGCGTTACATGACCAGTCTTTAAAATCATTCAACTTTTGTTTTATCACATCGTTGGCATGTAGGTATACTTTTTCATCTTTATCTTTGAATATAATTGTATTAGGCTTAACAGTTGCATCGTTAGCCAATATCCATTCTAAATCATTACCGTCATATCGCATGTCATCAAATACATTATGGTCGCCTTCGGTCCATCGTAAACGCCTAATGGCAAATCTAATACCCTTTTCTTTAAATTCTTTAACAACCTTGCGAACGTTGTCCATATGATCGTGATGTGCCATTACGTTAACAAAAAAATCACGCTCTGTCTTGTCATAAAACTCATTAATAACTCTTACAATTCTCTGCCAATCGTGTTCAAAGTGTAAACTGAATACAATGTGATTGAAAAACATTTCGTTATTTAAATACCACGACGATCCTCGAGTTCCGTTGGTAGTTAAATTAACCCAGAACACATCTTTCATTTTTAAATATTCTAAGAAATCTTCTATGTCTGGATGTACGCAAGGTTCGCCCCCTGTTAGACTGATACGCAACGGCTTACCTAATTGGGTTAGTTTATCTACAGTACTTTCTAATATATTAATATCAGTATGCGGACTAAAATTATCATGTATGCTTGAAGGACAATATGTACAATCGTAGTTACAACGCTTGCCAAGATTCCATTCAATCTTAATTTGATCTTGATGCGGCCACGCTGATGTTATTTTATACATATGGTTTAAATTCCGGGGTGACATCTTCAAAGCTCTGACTTCTAGTTTTATCGAGGTTGTGATTAAATTGCACACAATCATTCCATAGCTCGTTTTGATCCCTAGCACGTAGATAGTTTTGATTGTCTTGTATTTGTCCTAATGTATATTCGATTAGGAATGGATGTTCTTTACACAACTTATAGTGAGGTACTTTATTTTTTACTGCTTCAAGTCTTTCAATAGCAAGTTCTCGTAATGCAGGCGGTATTACCTGTGCCGATAACAGTTTAGGATATTCAACACGGTGTGTATGGAATACAATTCCTATGTCGTTTAAAAAATATTCAATTATCTTATCTAATACTAATACGTTGCTAACCTGTACAGTAACAGCACCTACTATACGGCTGATGTTTGGAATAGTTTGTATTTGTTTAATGTTGTTTACAAGTTCTGCCCAACTAGCATTCCCACGTATGTATTCGTAACTATTGCCAATGCCGTCTATACTTACATTAACTGCTACACTTTTAAACTTAGGCCAGTACTGCCAAACTGTACGATTGCTTTTACCCAGCATGGTTAAGTTAGTAGCATATTTGATTTCAATTTGATCACCATAAGGAGCAAGCATATCTAGTATACGATAGTGCTGTGGATCCATTAATGGTTCTCCACCTGCAAACTCTACACGGCGGAAGTGTGGCAATAGCTTTTCTAAACTAGCCCACCATTCGGGACTGTCTTGAAATTTATCTAAGTGAGGTTTATTTTCTAAATCGTGTCGCTCTACAATAGCATACATGATATTGTTTTCTTTCTTGTAGAAATTTTTAACAACTCCCCAATCATTCCATGCTGTACTGTCCATTGGATGACACATGCGGCATTTAAGATTACACAGGTTGTTTAGTTTGAGTTCTATGGTAGGGATCTCAAAAGGCATCGAATAGTCTTCACGCATTGTACTAACAGCATTGGGGTATAGTGTAACTCGTGCTTCTGGTATCTTACCTGCAATATGGCGCTGGCGCAGACTTTCTACTCCTTGATCTTCTAAACTAAAACATTGTTCACATTCTGGAGGGCGTTCGTTGTTCAATACCTGTTTACGAATTCGCTTCATGTTAGCGTTATTCCAGATATTTTCTAAGGTATCGTCTTGTATGAAGCCAACCGGATGACTACGACAGCAGGCTTGTATAGCACCATCTTCTCTAGTGGCTAGTCCTGTAAAAGGATGCATACAAAATGTTTTACTTTGATTCATTGATTATCTCGTATAATTTTTCGGCAGCTTGCTGGTGACTTAGTGGGCCAGGATGACTATTATCTAATGCTCGATCTAATTTATGTTGAATGATTTCTTTGTGTATAAAATTTTCTGGTTCTATAGTGAAGACTGGCATTACTTCAAACCATCCATGCATTGCAAAAAAATGAAATTGTTTTATATTTTTAGTTTTTAAATATGATTCAACATGGTGAACATATAAGCCGGCTTTAACAGCCAAGTCATAATCATTGTGTACCTCAAAGAATTTTTTAATAAACTTTGTATCTTTGTGCCAAACGTTCAAACGAAATTCAGATTTAACTCCAAATATGTTTTTTTTAAAAATACAATCTCGAAGACTATATGTCCATCCTACTATTACTAAATCAGTTGGCAATATTTCAAAATTTAAAATATCTCTTAGTATTTGAACATTACTGTTACCTGGAGAAGATTTATTAATCACTTCAATACCTAACATATCGCCTAACACCTGCGGCCATGCTAGTTTACTAGGAGTATCAGGTGCACGGTCCGGAGGAATAAAACAATCAACCAATCCGTGTCCAAAGGTAAAGCTGTCACCGAATGTTACCAATCTAGTCATTTTCTAAATACCTTATCAGCGGACTCACACCAACAGGCTGTCCGTTACGCAAAGCTAGATAGATACTATTAGTAGGCGTTAGATTAAAATCTTTACATATCTTATAGTACTTGTCGCCATGTGTATTCCATAGGTAATCTGCTGGAAGATTGCGTATAAAATGTAAACCTATCATAGCAGTTGCTCTAAGATTCATATCGAAGTCGTTCATAATGGTAATACTGTCTGTCTTTGTTTCTTTAGTCCAGCGTAGACCAATCCTATTCCAACCTAGTCCAAGACCCTTGCTCAAACTTATGCCTACAGACTTAATTGATGGATGAGATAAATCAAAGTTGATTCCGCGGCAGCAAGTAAGCCAAGCGCCATCCACATGTACACTAATTCCTTTGTCCTGCGCTTCATCTAATATATCTCCCATTTGAGTATGTATTGCTCCTGTACTAGGAAATGGCACAGCAATTACTAACGGAATCTTAGGAGTTAACCCGCCCAGAGTTCTACCCCAATTTCCTAATCTATGATGATACTTGTAATCACCTTGTAATACCTGCACTGGACCTTTCATGTAATTTGAATCTATAAACTGTGTACAACCGTTGATAATATCAACTCGATTGAAAAATTCAAATCCTGATAGAGTATTAAGTTTACTACTAAACAGCCATTTGGTCATCTCATGTTTAAAATTAATGTAAACTTGATCTGTAATGTCTTTATCTATTTTACCACTAAGAACATCTTGTTGCAATTGTTCGATGGTTAAATCGGATAATGGTTGTGGCCTATCGGTTTCTAACCAATCTGCGGTATAGGCTGTTGCCCTTCTTATTCGTTCCATGAAATATTTAACCTTATAATAGTAGCACATAAATATTTCATGTTAACTCCAACCAATTATAAAGTCGATCCAAACTCGTTTCAAGAGGTTTTAACACAACTTCCTGAAGGTGGTATGAAAACGTCTATTAATCAGCCTACAGGAAATTTCTTCTATGATCCTTGGGTATTAAAGGACGAGTATAAAGACACAGTTTGGGAAATGTTATACAATTCACTACCTGTTGCTAAAGGTGAAGCTAGAATTATTGTTTTGGAT